AATATATTTTGGTATTTTTTTCTCAAGATCAATAAATACTTCAAAAACTTCAGGGCTTTCATCCTTAAAAATTTTTTTAGATAAGTAGTTAAAGTCTGTAGTCATTTCAGAAGTTTTTTCTTTAATAAAATTATCTAATATATAAAGAATTTCTTTTGATACAAAGTTATCAATAATAACAATATTGTCTTTTGATTGACCAATTATCTCAAAGCGACTTTCTATTTCTGTTTGTGTGAGCATATATAAATTATAGCACAAACAATATTTCTTTATATGATATACTTAATAAATGAAAGAAGCAATGGATATAAAAATAATAGAAAGTTTTGTAGATCAGGAAGATGCTGACACACTAATAGACTATATAGAGACTAATAAACTAAATAAAGATAAGTTTGTGTATACGGAATACCTAAAAACAGAAGAATCTCAGCAAGCCCAATCTCAAGTTCCAGAGCGATTTTCAATCAATGACCATGCAGAAGTAAAAGATATATATATAAAGTATGCTAAAAAGTTTATTCAAGAATGTAAAATTTTTTTTGATAACTCAGAAGGCATTGGACTTTATGCACAATGGCTCACTATGTATGGAATTGGAAATGAACTACCAAGGCACAGAGACAACCACGAAGGCGCTGAAGAAATTGATTTTAGTGCAGTAATATATCTAAACGATAACTTTACTGGAGGAGAATTGCTATTGGAAGACTTCTCTTATTTGCATAAACCTAAAGCACTTAGCATAATAATATTTCATCCAACCTACTGGCACGAAATAAAGCCAATACTTAGTGGTAAAAGATATGCTATGCCAATCTGGGGTACTCTAAACGATAAGCATAAACTTGATTTTATCAATGACTAATGCTATACTTGATATAACTAACTAGGAGGATTTAAATGATTCATGTACTTATGCTTATTCCCGCTTTTATTGCAGGATACCTTGCTTGCTATTTCTTTATGACCTATGGCGTAGACCAGGAGGAGTAATGGATCAGTATTGGTCGTGGCTTCTTGCTGCCATTGGAGTTTCTGGAATTTTTCTTGTAGGCCGTAAAACAATTTGGGGCTGGCTTGTTCTTTGTGTTAATGAATGTCTTTGGATTATTTACGCACTAACAACTAAGCAGTATGGGTTTATCTTTGCTGCGATTGCATACGGAATTGTGTATGTTAAGTCTTTTATACATTGGAGAAAAACAGAATAATTTATTCTGATTCTTTTTTTGGATGCTTTGGTGTATAAGGCTCTATTTTAGATTTAACTCTTCCATCTTTGTATAGTCTAACAATCCATCCATCTTTAATTTGCATTGGATTAAATGCATATGATTTTTTCTTTGGCATTATTAGTCCTTAAATAGGTTAGTAACTCGTGTTTGTTTTGAATAATCTTTTGCTGAAAAGAATATTGATTCTGTTTTTGTAACAGGTATGCAGTTAGGAACTGGATTACCATCTGCTCCTGGCTTCATTCCACGCTGAACATAGCCTTCCCAACACGGATCAGCCTTACCAATTGATGAGTCATACATCGCCATAGCAACTTCTGAATCAGTTTCTTCTTCTTTAGAACAAATTGGGCAGTCTGGGCAATCTACATTTAGTTCTTTGCAGGTTTCGCAACCGCATCCTTGGTATGTGCTTGTTGGCATCATTGAGTCATCAGATTTATTGGTCATTATGCTAGTATACCAGAATATGGTACAATTAGTATTATGTCAAAAAATTGGGAAATTTCTGAGCATGAGGTGCCAGAAACATCAATAAAATACTACTCATTGTCCAATTTTGAGATTTCAGATAACCCAGAACTAGAAACTAAATATATATATGGTAATTCCTTTATAATAGATATTGATGGCTATCAGTATTTTCATTTTTTTCAGGATAAAATTGGTCAATACGAATTCTTAAAGAGGTATGTAAAAGATCTTAGGCTTATTCTAGTTGGATCCTGGGATCATGAATATCCACCATCTAGCGCAGGAATTGGTAGCATGGTTGTTACAGATGCTCTTTCTATATACAATATAAAAGAAGAAGATAAAATATTTTTAAATAGAGATAGCGCTTGGTTTGAAAAAACATTTTATGCTAACAAAATTTTTAATAGATTTTTGCCAGTGGAGGCACCTGGTAATCATTTATTTCAAATATCAAAAGAAGAAAATAAAGAATACTATGCTTACAATATTGAGACAGCAAAAATTATAAGAGAACTTTATTTGAACAGAGCAAAAGAAAAAGAAGTAAAAATATTTGTATCAAGAAAAAATATGAGTAATTTAATTAGAAAAATGAAATCTTTAATAGATAAAAAAGAATCAGTTGGTCTAAACCTAGAAGAGGAAGACAGTTTAAATAAACAGATGAGAGTCTTTGGTCCTGAAGATAAAGATGCAATAAAAATAATTAAACAAAGATTCATTACTGAAGAAGATGAAGAGAAACTAGAGTCATTCTTTTTTGATAAAGGGTATAGGATGGTAGATCCATTTACTCTGACATTTAGTCAGCAAGTAGACCTGTTTACTAGAGTAACACATGTTGCATCTGTTAGAGGCAGCGGACTATACAACACTATATTTTGCAATCCAGATGTAAAAGTATTTGTCATAGATATAAGCAATGAGTATCATTTTGAATATAGATCTATTATAAATGTTGCAACAGAAAATGTTTATGAGGTACCAGTTAGATCACCTATAATTGACAGAACACCACAAGAATTGTTTTCTGTAGACAACATCATTAGAGTACTTGAAAACCACTACATAGATAAACTATAACTATACTACTGAGTTTTTTATTACTGAATCCAGTACAAAGTATTTATCTAAATGCAAACCCTTTGTCTTTGGCATTGCAGAAGACTCGCTAAAACATATTTCGTTTACATTCAAATCTCTTGCTTTCAGGTATTTTGTAAATTCGTACCCCCAAAAGTTTTGAGTACTAATTATATTTACAATAGATTTTGGAGCCATATAAACTCCAGGAAACATGTTGCTTCCATCCATCCCAGCCAGGTGTGTGGCTTGGCTCATGAGAGAAAACTGTTCAATAAGGTTCATAGATCCCATATTTACGACCTTGTACCCATTAGATACAAAATATTTTATTATATCCCTTTCATCATAGACCCTATCAGATTCTTTGTTATCAAAATAGGAATGATCAAATGAGAGAAACTCAGGATCTTTTTCGTCATATGGCATTCTGCTAGAGTATATCTTTTTAAATTCTGAATTATTTTTTAATGGTAAAAACTTATCTATTATTTTTTGTATATATTGAAACCTAATTGGAATAAGTTCTTCGTGAGAGAAATCGAATAGATCTTTTTGTATTGAAAATGGAGTTAGTCTATCGTAGTCCCACATAGATCTTGTAGGCATAAGTACGACCTCTTCAAACTGAATAGTATCTTCAACCATATCTAGTATTGTGTTTGATTTGTTATACATTCTTTGAACCTCTAAAACAAATAGGTTCTTTGGATTCTTTGACTCTCTAAAAAATTGTCCAAAATCTCCATCGTTTGTATCTTTTGCACAAAATACTATGTTTATCTCAGGATCAATAGCCTTCAAATATTCGTATGTTCCAATAATGTCTACAAGTGTGTGATAGTACTGGCTACATGCTGGAGCAAGAAAAGACTTTCCAGGAACATATATCTTATTTTTGCCAGAAGTTGGAGATGTTGTGTAATTATGTATGTGAATTATTTTTAGGTTGTCATCTGTTGAGTTTGATAGTGATACAGAATCAAAAGAATACTCTATAAAATCCCTATGACCATAATAGTTGCCTTCAAAATCCATATTTTTATTATATCATATAGTGTATAATTAGAAGGTATCGAAAGGGTTTTATGAATATTGTTATACCTATGGCAGGCCTTGGTTCCCGCTTCCAAAATGCTGGGGTGCTAACACCAAAGCCACTAATAGTTGTCAATGGTAAAACTCTTATAGAACACTCAGTAGAATCTTTAGAAATTGAAGGCAGATACATTTTTATTACAAGGATATACGATGATCCACAAGACAATGAAACATTAACATCAATACTAAAAAGATTAAAGCCCGACTCAATTGAAATACAAATAGACAAGATGCAGTATGGTGCTGCCGATGCCTGCCTGTATGCAAAAGATTATATAAACAATGATGATGAGTTAATTATTACAAATTGTGATCAACTTCTATCTTGGAATTCAGAAAATTTTTTATCAGAAATAAGAGACTCTGACTATGATGGTGGAGTTGTACTATTTAAATCAAAAAATGATAAAAATAGTTTTGCAGAAGTTTCTGCAAATAGGGTCATAAGGATTGCAGAAAAGGATCCGATTAGTGATAATGCCCTTGTTGGTATTCATCATTGGAAGCACGGACACGACTTTGTTGTTTCTGCTGAAAGACTACTAAAAGAATACAAAAGTTTTGGACTAAAAGAATGCTATATTTCCAACACATATAACTATTTAATTAATGAAGGTAAAAACATACTACCTCATAAAATTGAAAACAATATGTTTATTCCGCTTGGAACACCAGAAGATGTAGAGATCTATCTGGCAAAGATTAAAGAGTTCTATACTGAAAAACCAAAGACAATATTTTGTGACATAGATGGAACAATAATAAAACATGCTCACAGATTTAGTCATATAGGTAAAGAGGATCCACAAGAACTTGATGGAGTTATTGCAAAATTTAATGAGTGGGATTCAAAAGGTCATAAAATTATTCTCACAACTGCAAGGAAAGAGTCTGCAAGGTACATTACCGAAAAGCATCTAAGCGACCTTGGGTTTTGCTGGGACTATTTGCTAATGGGAATAACTAGCGGAACAAGATTTTTAATTAATGATAAACTAAATAAATCTGATCCAGACAGGGCTGTAGCAATAAGCCTTATTACTGATAAAGGGTTCGTAGATACCGACTGGGAAGGTTTTGGGCTATGAAATTATCAAGAATAGAGGATACTGATCGTGGATGGTTTGTAGGCAATTTTGAAAAAGCAGCATTTCAAACTGATGCCTGCGAAGTTTCCTATAAGTTTCATGTAAAGGGAGAGCATTGGCCACTGCACTATCAAGAAAAAATAACAGAAATAAATCTTTTAGTGTCTGGAGAAATGATAATACAGGGCCAAAAATTAATTCCTGGAGATATTTTTATTATGTATCCATACGAAATTGCTGACCCAGAATTTTTGACTGACTGTGGCATTGTATGTGTTAAATTGCCTGGAATACAAAACGATAAAGTTGTAGTTGAAAGAATAACATGAGAGTAATAGCCCATAGGGGTAATCTAGATGGACCAGATCCAGAAAATGAGAATAAATATTCATATATACAATCATGCCTAGACCTAGGCTTTGATGTAGAAATAGATATCTGGTCTATAGATGGACAACTATACCTTGGTCATGACAAGCCACAGTATGCTATTGATAAGCCATCAGTGGCCTCTGTAGGGCTTAATGGTTGGTTTCATTGTAAGAACCTAGGGGCTTTAGAATACTTTAAAGATAATCTTAATAGTCTTAATTATTTCTGGCATCAATCAGATGATTATGCTATTACTAGTAATGGATACTTTTGGACATACCCTGGAAAATTAATAGGAGAACAATCAATAATAGTTTTACCAGAGATTATAGAAGCATCTGAAGTTGTAAAAATGTTAGCAGCAAAACCGTATGGTGTATGTACTGATTATCCAAAACAATATAGAAAAGCAGGCCACTAGTTAAAGTGACCTGCTAGACTACTTAGAATTAAAGGGCTACTGAATTGCCCTTACCTCCGCCAGATGACTTCTTTGCAGGAGCCTTCTTTGCGATCTTCTTAACTACTTTGGCAGATCTAACTGCCTTGTCAACCTCATCAACGGATGGCATCTTGCCAAACGCCTTGTCATTAGGGTTGGCTGCTCTTAATGCTACAGGAACAAGTGCTCCAAGTAGTGCGTATGCAAGTGTCTTTGGGTCAGTTACACCAGATGCATACAACGCTGTTGCTGCTCCGATTACTGATCTTCCATATGATGCTAGTGCTGCTTTAATTTGTTCATTCATTTTTATTCCTCCTAGGATATGAATTTAGTTAGTACTGTAAAACCAATCCATAGACCAATAATTCCTGCGACTCCCGCAAAAACTGGTGGTGCTGGTACTGGCAATTTGAATGCAGCAAATACTACGCCACATCCAAAACCTGTTAGTGTTGATAGAAAAACATCTCTCATCTGTAAACCTTCTCCATTAATTGTTTGTGGTGATCTGAACAGACATCTACAATTTTAGACTCTGTAGCAAATATTTTTTCTGCTTCAACCTCACAATGCAAGACATGGCATGAATAAAAAGCATCATATGCTACATCTTCTCGTGATTTGAACTCTATCATATATCTATTTTACCATAATCCTCTGGCAATAATGACTTTAATTCTTTGTACGCTGATGAGATACGCTTCATGGAATTATAGTTAGGCTCAGCAGCCATAAGATCGCTATACTCATCAAAATACAAGATCTCTGGCTCAACACTGATAATAAATTTATCAATTCCTTCCTGAACAGACTCTATATATTCAAATGCCATGTCTCTTGATTTAGAAACAAAGGATAAGAAGTCGTCGTTTTGTAGTCCTGGCTTTTGTATTTCAGTTTTAAGTTTTTCAAATACAACTGCTTTATCGATGTGAGCCTGTAGATTTTTTTCTAACAATTCTATATTCTTAATTCTAAGTCTCATATTGTTGAAGGCAAGAAATAAAAATATAATTATTGCAAGACTATATCCTATAATATCAATCATTCTTCTTTTCCTCCCTCTCTTACTAATAGTACAATTGCACCATTGTCCTCTAGTGCTTTTTTAACTTTAATCATATACTCAACTGCATAAACTTTGTCTTCTCCAGTAAGTGACATGAAGTCTTTTTCCGATGCCCGTACCGACAAAAAATGTTCGTTGTCAACTATTGTAAGGGAAAACCCTTTTGGTCCAGACAATGATCTAATTGCTCTCTTCATTGAATCTGTATACATCTATGACTCTATGTATCTATTAGGAATGATGTCAAATATTAAATGAATTCTTTGGCTTGGTCCAGAGTTGTTAACTGAATGATCTTTGGTATTATTAATTTCCCAAAGTTCTCCTTCTTTCATATTAACTGAATGATCTTGAACTGAGAATGTAACATTTTCGCTAGTAACTATAGGCAGATGATGTCTTCTTGATAACTCAAGATATGTCCCATAATCTCTGTGAACTGGAATATCCCCTTCATTAACAAGTCTAACAATAAGAACTCTTCCTGCTTTGCCATCGTGCTTTAGTTCCATTTCTTTTACAATAGGGCCAACATAATTCCAGAATACTGGATCATCAGCAAGCACAACTGGGTGATATCCATCTGAGATTTCCCAATTCAAATCAAAGTCCTGCAAAAGATATGTTTCTGTATCCTTATGTATCCTATGTAGTTCTTGTCTAGATGTGTCTATCTTCCACTCGTCCGAATACTTTAATATGTGCTCACGAAGTTCAGCAATATCATAGTATCCGTGCTGAAGCATTGTAAATTCCTCATGCTCTTTTAGCATTAACATCACCTATTCTCGATCCTATCCAAACCAACAGTCCATGCCCTAGTGGGCAGTCAAATGACATAAAAACTTCTTCTGGAGTTTCTGTAGATATATATGTTGAGCATGTATAGCATTTATATATGTTCTTGTTCATTTTCCTCCATCGTCAATGATTGCCATGTACTAGCCCATTGTACCTTATTTCTATGTCTATTGAACTCTCTAGATATAGATCCATTTTCTAGATATATACCGCCCCAAACTCCCCATTCTTTTTGAGATACGCCAACAGCAAAACACATTTTGTTTACTGGGCATTCTGAGCAGAGTTTGTCTACTGCTGGTCTTAGTTCTTCTTGATCCTCATACTTATCAAAGAATATGTTAGTGTCATAGTCTAAGCAGGAACCTTTTTCTTTCCAATCATGCTTAGCCATAACTACCTCACAAACTTATCAGGAATCTCCCACCCAACAGTTGAAGGAACAAAACGACTTTGAATATACCACTTACCTTTTATGTAAGCACCTGTATTAGATGTTCTGCCCTTTTCTGAAGGGAGAGAATTAACTACTGTCCAGCCATCCCAGGACATAGTTTTGTTTTTTGATACAATTTTTTCCATTTGATCTAAATCTTTTACAATCATTTTAACCTTTTCTTAGTACCTAAAAATCCCAGTCTCAATATTTTTGAGTTGGGCACTACTAACCAATTTTGAAACTGGTTCTTTTGGATTTGAAAAGAAAGCAAAGTAGTCAACATCACTTAAATTTTCTTCAATCCAGGATGGTGCAACTTTGTAGAACTTAATTTTTTTTCCACGGGACTTCATTCCACGCTCTGACAAATTAACAAACTCCATAACCATCATATTGACATTGCTTGGTCCAGCACTGTAAACATAAAAATAAGGATCATCATTTTTTAACGCTGACATAGATACACCCATAGCACGAAGAAAGACTTGGTAGTCATCAAAGGCGTTAGTTCCCTGTACTGCTACTATCATTTGAATCTCCTTCCTTTAGTTGGTCCATTATAAAAAGCATCTTGTCTAATTGTACCTTATTCATACTCATCGTGTCAACTAGCCTTGCAGACTCAGTATCAATATCATTTCCATCCATATCTGCAACATAAAATAGATTGTCTCTAACAAAATATGCCTGCCTGTCTAAAATAATAACACGGACATTTGTTTTTCTTTCATGCTTTGATGTTTGAGTTTCTTTCCTTTTTCTTTGGAATGCCTCATCTGGAAGGATTGGCTTTACTAATTCAAAGATGTGGCTTTGGCTGTATCTTAGTTTAATTGGACTTTTCTTGTAGGAATCGTAACTGGACAATTTCAAGAAAATAAAAATCACTAAGAAACTAAACATTGATCCAAGAAAATAACTCATTATTTGCCTCCTAATATAATTATACCATTAGGAATCTAAAAGTATTCTTATGATTTCTTTTAGTGTGTACTGGTGATTTTTGTTTAACTTGGCTACTTCTTCCTTGTCTAATGCTTTAGGTGTTAGCCTAACCATAGGATTTTTATCAGTTACATCCATATCTAGGAAACCGTGCTGCCACAAAGCCATAGTCTCTACTGAAAAATATTTAGAAAATTCATCGTGAAGTGATGGGTTAATTGTTTTCATTTTATCTGTAAAATTATACAACATCTCTCCACTTTCAATATCAATACCAGCAATTTGTAGAGCGCCTTGTAAAATTAAATCCTCAATCATCTTATCTTCTTCAGACACGGAGTCTCCAATTCATAGCCTTTGGCCCTTGCTTAACCATCTGAAACATATGATGCTTATACTGCTCAGTAAGATCAGCGTACAGTTCTGGATTAACTAACTCAAGTTTATCTGTAATTGAGTATAGCATTTCTCCTTTATCATCAATACCAGCCATCTCAATGGCTCCTTGCATTATTAGGTGCTCAACCATTGCTTGGCTTTTTAGATTCACGATACCCTCGCAAATTTTAGAAACTCTTCTTTATTTTTGGCGCCGTTCATTCTGTCAATCTCCAAACCATCTTCTAAAAGAATGTATGTTGGGATAGACTTTATTCCAAATCTTTCTAGCAGTTCAATTTCTATGTCTGCATCTACAAAAACAAAGTCTATAAAACCTTCTCGTTTTAACTCTTCTGCAACTGGCCTAGTTCTTTCACAAGGGTTACACCAGTCAGCAGTAAAGTAAAGAACATGATTCATTTTCCAGAAATCTTTCTAGCCTTTGCAAGTGCCACAAAGTCTTTAATCTTTGTCTCTCCCATATATCCCCAAGCGTGTCCATCGTTAATCATCTTGTCATTGATAGACTCTGTGTCTCCATCAAGATAAACCCAACCAAGAATACGACCATATTTTTCTGAAGAGTCCATTTTTTCTGTCTTGATTACAACAGACTTAGCCCCATCGATAGCATGCTTTAAATAAGACTTTGCTTCCAGTCCTAAAGCCTTTTCAACCTTGTCTGTAGTGCGAGACTCAGGGGTATCAATACCAGCCAGTCTGACTCTTGAACTAAAAGAAATGTCAAACCCTAAATCAATTTCGACATCAATGGTATCTCCATCAACGACCTTTGTTACTTTCTTTACATAATATTCAAACATTAGTTTCTCCCCCATCTAACTTTATTCCAACCACGCTCATGGAAGTAATAAAGGATTGTTTTTGTAACTACCTCGAAACTTGCGATTGCACCTGCTGTAACTGGCTCTTTGGTTATAAGCCAAGCAATAGCAAATGTATCTGCTGTTCCAATTATACGCCATGTAATGGCCTTTAGTGCTGATCTTTGTTTAGATACATTCATGATGGCCACTCAATTTTGCTTGGCTTAGTGATGAAGTTCCAGACTTTAGATGCCCATCTCTTTACGTTTTTGCGTAGCGCTAATAGCATGAATGTCTGCCCCCAAATCTACTTGCTCAATCTTGTATCCAACATCACGACCATATACAATGTTAGTAATGTTAGGTAGTCTTAGTACTAATGCCCCGTCCATAAATTCATCCTTGGCAATATATTCTTTTACTTGATCAAATTTAAGTGGATCTTTTTCGCTTGTGTTGTAGGTATTACGGACTCCAAGTAGGACTTGGTCAGTTCTATTCACCGCTTCCTTGTAAAGGGCGTGGTGGCCTTCGTGCCAAGGCTGGTACCTACCCAGCATAAGAGTTGTAGGTGCAGACCAATCATGTAGGCCAAACTTATTAATAATGTAAGATGACTTTGATTCACAATCTTGACCATGGCTAATAAAAGATACATCAAACTCTGTTGGTCGCTCAAACATTTTATTTGTGTCTTCAAACCTACCCTCAGAAATAGTATCCATAAATATTAATATGTCTGGTTTGCCAAATGCTGTACGAGTTAATTCAGTGGGGCACACAAAGTCAACAATGACTGGAGCAACACCCTGCTTGGCAATAAGTCTTGCCATCTCACCCATACGACGAGCCTGCTCAAGTCTATCTTCTGGTGTAAAACCTAAATCTGAATTAACAGTTGCACGAACCTCATCTGCATTAAGATGAATAGCGTTAATGCGTTCTTTAAGTGCCTTTGCTAATTCTGTCTTGCCAGAACCTGGTAGGCCTATAATCTGAATAATCATTTTTATTCCTTAACTAATTTATCTCGTTCATCAACAATACTAATCATAAACGACATCATGCTATTATATCCATCTGGGATAGCCATTATTTTATTGTAGTGATGTCCGCAAAACAATAAGTCTCCAGTAATTCCAGTAACCTTTACCAAGGCTTCTGCGTTACACCTATCACATCGATCATTTGGTGATAGTAGCCATTCTTGCTTTACTTCATCTTTGATCATTGTAAACATATTATACCTTCCGATTGTCAGTGGAATAAAATCCACTACCGTTGAATACTGCTCCTACATTAGAGTATACACGAGTTAGATCCAAATTGCAAGTCTCACACTTGTAACCTGGATCATTTTCAGAAATAGATCGCTCTTTAAGAAAATTGTCATTGCATTTGGTGCAATTATATTCGTAAATAGCCATAGATGTTATTTTTTCTTTTTTGCTTTTACTGTCCAGTATGGCAAGTTGAGGTTATCTCCGCCCCACTCATATCCAAGTGCTTTTACAACAAACCTAATTATTTTAATACGCATTATAGTGCTACCTGAGCCCTTCCTCCGCCACCAGATGATTTCTTTGCTACTGGGGTTGATGTTTTCTTTGCAGAATCTGCTGATGTTGCCTTAACTGGTGTAGGTGCTGCTGCTAACTTATTAAGTAGTGAAGCATTTTCCTCGCCAGTATAAACTGGACGACCCCAACCAACTACAGCATTTACCAACTTCTTTTTGTTGTTCTTTACATAACCACGAGTCTTCTCAACACACATTCCTCCGTTGCGCTGGTCTCCCTTTGCAGTTCCTGAAGTGTTTCCCTCAATAACTTGGATAGTTCCATCGCCATTGTTCTTAATACAAATACCAACATGTGAAATACGATTTACACCATCTTCTGGAAAATCAAAAAAGATCCAGTCTCCTGCTTGTGGATCATCATTGCGAGCATCTGACCAACGCTTTTCTTTCTTAAACTGATCTGATGCTGCTACTGTTGATGCTGACTTAGGGAATGATTTTACTCCCGCTGTAAATGCACACCAAGAAACAAATGATTGGCACCATGGTTGGAAATTAACCTTCATCCATGCACCATACTTTGTTTCGTTATCTTTAGGGCCTTCAATTGTGCCCAATTCTTTCTTTGCAACCTCAATGATTGCTTCTACTGATCCTTTTATTGACATTACATTTCCTCCTTGTTAGTTTCTACAAAAGACATATGGCTCATATCGTGAGCAGTTGATGCTTCTGGGCTTCCTGACTCCTGTGCAAGTTTTTTATAAGCAGCACAGAGTTGTTGGTATTTCCCATACATAAACGCAAGTTCTGAATTAAGAGTTTCTATAATATGTTGCGCTGCATTCATGACTCCTTCATTACTAGCCAGAAGTTCTGTAATGTATTCAACAGTTTCTGCTGTAGATTTTACACGAGCATCATTCATATCTGCAGGATTATTGTTTTCCATTTTATTCCGTTCCGTCTGTATAGACTTTTTTGATCATATTGTGGTACCAGTTTGGCAATGCGTATCTGATTCCTTTTGTTACACTACTAATTTCATGAACAAAAACATAGTTTGATGGGAAAAATATTGCGCTACCCGCTTCTGGTTTTATAGAAACTCCGTCTTTTCCAATGTGCGGAAACGATATAACTCCACCCTCATAGTCATCATTTAGATATAAAACAACTGATAAAGTTCTGCTACTGCTTCCGTGGTCTGTATGTGCTGGAAGATATCCAGACTCTTCATACTTAAGAATACTCATATTGTCTTCTTTACCTTTTAAATTTCTTCCTGCATAAGGATAAACTTCTTTAGAGTAATGATTAAATGCAGTGTCAAGACCATTAAAAAGTCTGTCTGATATTAAAGAATACTCACCAAAATAAGGATCTGATTGGCTCATATCCTCTGTTCTTGGAAGCCATCTTTGCTTACAAAAGTGTAGGTCTCCATGATCCCAATTATGCCAGGGCTTCACTACGCTATTGTCTAGATTGTGTGAACCGTTTTGAATTGCTTCGGCAACAGCATCATTGATTTCTTCAATGTCATTAATAATTTTATAAGGATCTTGTATTAAGTTTGTATAGTAGACTAAGCCATCGCCAAGTATTTCATATTTAAACATTACATTTGCTCCTTCTTTTCTACATTGTACACTCTTTTGTCATCTTCTGTCAAGCCTTCGTCTGTGCTAAACACTGGCTCTGGGAGTCCAGGAACAGACCTAACATGACTAACATACAGATCTTGCCAGATTGCTAGTCTTTGCTGTTGAAAAGCAAGAAAATCTTTATCTCTAATAAAATCATTACCGTATAGGTTTTTCCAGTGGTCTTTTCTTATTAGGTGAAAAAATACTGCTTTATAGTTTTCAGATGGATCACTAGAACCCCATGCTGGTCTATAATGAAAGTCTAATTCTGGCTGAACAATAATTGCATCATTTGGTTTAGTGATAAATTCTTTATCATGTGCAACAAATCCCCAGTCACGGTTGCCACCTATATGAAGATCTACCATGTAGCATCCTGGAGACCAATCTAGGTGAACTTGTAAGAATGGTTTTCTGCCTTCTGCAGTTATTTGATGATGTGCGTACAGGTAATAGCCTAACTCAACATCCTCTGTTCCAAGTATTTCTTGAGTTCTTTTTACTGCTTTATCAAAGAAATAGTCTGGTATTTGAATTGCATCTTCCCATTTGTTCATTTGCTTTGTATATGCAATATCTTTTATATCTTTTGCTTCTAAAATTCCTTTTAGTTCTTCAAAGTCTGACTTCTCAAAAAATCCATCAACTAAAAATGGATCAAAAAATAAAACATTTTTTCTAAACATTTCTTCAAATTTTAAGTAGTGATCTCTTGAGCAGTGCGTCCACTGAATCATGCTCTCATCTGGATGATTTTCAAGCATTGCAAAGGTTGTTTCTCTAAAGTTAATTGTCATTTTTTAATCCAAGTCTGGGTCAACATGCTCTAGTTGTGTCGTGTGCATGTAAAGTAGAGTTGACCTTGATCCACTTTCCAATGGTGTGATTCCGTGTGCCCAGGTTTCTCCTCTGCTTAAAAAGAAAACTCCTGAGTATTTTTTTGGCTTATAATTAAACCCTAGTTTTGGGAAAAATATTTCTCCGCCTTCAAAGTCTTCATCAAGATAGATGCAAGTACTATACTCAATGAATGGTTCTGGGTCTTGATCATCAACATGTGGAAGACCATAACCACCAGGAAGCCAAGTAGAACCAAAACATTTAAAAGTTTTTATGTCTTTGCTTTCTTCTGGATTTGCTTTTTGGTGAACTTCATTTGATAAAATTGCATATTTTTTTTGTATTGCTAAGGTTCTTTCGTTGTATGGGTATCCAGTTCCACCAAACCTTGTCTTGTAGTATTCTGGGTACGGATTTACTTCAGAAGGATGTCTTAATTCCTGAAGCAAAATCTCAGCATCTTCTGGAGTGATAAAATTTTCAATTACAAATGGTTCTGTTATCATTTTTTCTCCTTAATTAATTATACCATATTGATTAGTACATGCTTTTCCCAGATCCGTGGAATCTTTCTGAGGCCATCGAATCAAGGTTCATAACTGGGTCATACTCTATATCATTTCTTTCAAATGGAAGTCTTGAAAGTCTTTGGAAATCATATCCAACCAGATTGCTTAGGATTCCAACATCTACTGGTATTGGGAACAGTCTGCTTGGTACAGACTTTAGTGTATCTATGACTATATTATAATTGCTACTTGGTGAAAATGGTATAAAATCGTTATCATATATGCTTCCAGATGTCTGATACCAGGCAGTTGCTAAAGCGTATACCCTGACATTGTTAACTGCACAAAACAAGGAATATGCCTCTTCTATTCCATGGTGCTTAAAGAGTGAAAGGTTTGGCATGCTTTTAAATCTATCTGTTGACATAAATATTAATTCTTTTTTGATCCAGTTTGTCATAGTTGTTGTTTCTATTTTATGCATATTGTATTTTGTATAAAATTTGTAATCTGACAAGTCAAACTCTAAAGAATGGTTTCCAGATATAGCAATGTCCCTTCCTCCATGCCCCATTACCATTTCCATATCCCAGTTTTTTTCTAGGTATACTTCTCCGTCTATGTACATAAAATATTCTGCAGAGGAACCAGAGACAGCATCTTTAAGATACTTAAACTTAGAAGTCATAGCATCCCATTGCAGGTGTCTATATTCTACATTGTTAAACTTTTCTTCTCTGTTTAGGTTAGTCTGATCATAAACTGTTACAGATATTTTATTAGTACCGCTTTGGTTGTCTATAAGTTTTTTAACAGAATCTGGAAGACCTTTACTTTTAAATCCATAAACAAATACATCAATTGTGCTCATTTAAAGTAAAGGTATCCAGTGCTGTTCAACAGTCATATTGTTTGATACAAGAGACTCAAGAGGCTCAATATCATATGCTACGGTAATTCTAGAACCGCTCCATTGCCAGTCTCCCATTGCATGTGGATGTCCCATTTCTGAAACAATCATTCTATTATTTTTGTTAACATTGTCAACAATCTGATTATCATCATTAAATAGTTTATAATGAGTAATTGATGGCTCAGCGTTTACACAATAGTATCCATGGAAATGTGGAGCAAATGGGCCACCGTGATCGTGCCAGTTTAATTTTCCAACCTCTGAATTGTTAATGTTAAACCAGCCTTGTACATAATACTGCTGCTTATCAAAATCAACATCATAATATTTGCATGCTTCTTTTACTGTGTCAGATACTGCCTTGTACAAAGTATTAAGACCTGTATGATAAAGTTGAAATACATTATATTCTCTCCACTTTACTGTTGACAGACTTCCAGACTCAATCCAAAACTTATCATCATTTTCCATTGTATCTACACCACGAAGTTGTGCTGTTTCTATTAACTTGTATTTTTCTTCTAAAAAGTTTTGAAGATCTGGCAAGTCAACATCAAGGTGTCTTTCAAAAAACTTGTGTGGCTTTGATGGCGTACCACCATTGTTATTATTATTAATCATTTTTTACCTTTCGACTATAACTATTATACTATACTTTCCCTGGCTTTGTATATTGCTTTTTTCTCCAGGCAAATTTTTTATAATGTGCTGTAATATGAGACCTTCTGTTTTCAGAAATAAGATCATGCTTTTCATATGTTTCTTCTGTTGTGTCTACAGTTAACTCCCAAGGCTCTCTTTTTATTGGTATTAATTGAGACACTGGAGTTCCAGCAGGGATTGTTCCTTCAAAATCTCTTTTAATAAAGAATGGTAAAAATACTGGCAATCCCCATATGTCTGCGTCAACTAATCCAGAAGGTACCCAAAAAGGTAGGTCTGGTCTGTTTAATGGCATTGTCATTAGCAAAGAATAGTTTTCTGGTGTTTCATAAAACCACTGCATCTTAATTCCAAATTGTATTGGATGAACATCAAGAGGTATTGCCATATCTACAAATGGTCTCTTGTCCATTAGCATAAAATCTTTTGTCCAAGAAAGTCCTGGCTTGCCATCTTTGTCTATTTCAACAGTAAGATCATCTTCAAGGCAGTACTGGTAGCCAAGAGTCATGGCATCCATAAATGGCATACAGAGTTTAGTAGAAACATTTGATCCATCTCCACCTCTGTCGTTTATTGGACCTAACTCTGCAAGGTCGTTTGTGTTCACATGTCTTCCAAGATCTCTATACCATTGAGGAATTTTTTTGTAGGCAGGTTCGGGAGAGATAAGTCCTGGCTGATTACTAATAAACTTTAGTTCTTGAACTTCTTCTGAATTTTCCACTACTCAAACTCTTTTCTTATTTTATCTAACTGGTCATCTGTTACACTAAAACTAATGCAGAACATTGGTGAACCAATATCAATAATACCATACCGATGATCCTGCATATGCTTTCCTTCTTTTTTTATATTAAAGTTTATAAAAGGTGTGTCAACATACATTTCTTTATCCTCTGGTGGGCTAAAATTTTTGTAAGATTCTTCAACAATGAATGGTGAAAACTCATCATTTGTATTAGTTATTCTAATATCTGAAGAGAATCCTATTATCCAAGGCATATAAAATCTATATGTAGCAAGGAAACATTCATCATTGCTTATTTGTTGTGGTGACGGATAAAATTGTCTTTGATGACATTTGTCTAAGGCATACAAGGACCCATCCTGTCTTGGCCTTACCCATATCTCTGCGTGTGTTTTTTGAACAATTGTTACAATATTATTATTTATTGAAACAAGTTCTGGCTTTGGATAAAGGTTAGAGACATATCTATTAATGGGCTTTACTAACATTGATTTGTATTTAGGTTCTAGTAGATCATATCTCGCCCACTTCTGTGGCACAAAAGATTGTTCTTCTAGTTCAGGGAAAGAAAGATTTTCTGAATCAACCCAAAATTCAGAACCCTCTATATAGTTTTTTGTTTTCAAACCCATGCTATCTTACAATCTTTGTGTTGTAGGCTTTTTCCCATTCAAGAATATCATTCTCATCATTTAGCAATGGCTGTCCCTTAATGTTTAGGCTTGTATTCAAAAGTATTGGCACACCAGTTTGTAGATAGAATTTATTTAAAACTCTATATAAGCCATAGTGATCTTCCTTCGTTACTGTCTGAACTCTAGAAGTTCCATCGGCGTGGACTACAGAAGGTATTTTTTCTGGCTGTAAACATTTTACTGTGTACTGCATATATGGACTTGCAAAATCCATATCAAACCATTTGTGAGCGTGATCTGCTAAAACTATAGGAGCAAATGGCCTAAACAATTCTCTTTGTTTAATTAAATTAACCTTGTCTTTGATGGCTGGATCTCTTGGGTCTGCAAGAATAGATCTATTTCCAAGTGCTCTTGGACCATATTCTGCTCTACCTGTTGCTACTGCTACTATGCCATCTTTTAATATACCGTCCACAATTTGCTGAACAGGATACTCTCCTCCAAGATCGTAGCCAAGATAAGGAGTCTTCCAATCAAGATGCTTTCCGTATAGGGCTGCTGCTGCGCCTAAAGAACTGCCAGCATCTCCTGGGTTTGGCATGATCCAAATCATATCAAATATATTCCACAGCAGTGTATTTGCGGATGAGTTTAGTGCACATCCACCCATGAATACTAAATTATTTTTGCCAGTTAAACTTTTTGCCATACGCATGAATTGATTTAGCCTTTGCTCGTATACCATTTGTACTGCTGCTGCTATATCAAATTTATCTTGTTCTGAAATCCAACCCCAGTCAGTTATTCCTTTATGAAAGTTATATTTTTGATTATCGTATGAGGGGAAATATTCGTTAACTTTTTTATAGTGCTTTGTCCAGTCTCCGTATGCAGCCATACCCATCATAATGTATTCTTCTTGGTTGGGCATAAGTCCAATCAATTGAGTAAAGGCTGAATAGAATAATCCAAAACTAACTGGATAGTTCTGCTTATATTTTAGTTTAATGTTGTTGCCTTCTCCAACCCAAACTGTAGAAGTATTGTATTCTCCCATTGCATCCAAAACAACAATTACTGCATTGTTAAAATCACTTGTAAAGTATCCTGCTGCTGCATGTGAATAGTGATGGCTGAATGATTTTCTAGGAATTCCTGGTATATTAAATCTAGGTTTCCATTCTCCTGCACCACCCTTTAGAGCCAGTCTAGAGGCCTTTAGAAGGGGTTTTTCATAGTAAGCAATATGATCTGGTCTACCATACTGTAGGGCATCTTTTACTAAACTATCATTCACATACCAATCATTTTTTTGCTTACTATATCTTTCTGCATGCCCCGCAAAAAGTATATCCCCGTCCTTAATTAAAGAAACAGATGCGTCGTGAGATGTTTCATTTACTCCCAGTATTATCATTAATATATAAACTTTCTAGGTTTCTTCATCATTTTTTTAATCTTATACATAATTATCATTTTTTTTATTTTTTTAATCATTTTGTCTCCACATATTTACTATACATAAAGTCTGACCAAAAATCATGGAATGATGTTCCTGGATGAATTTCGTCTGATGCAACCAAAGAGTACTTTTTATCTTGCTTCTTTTTTGCTTTATCATAATTATATATAGACTCTATCATTTTTTCTTCGCTATAGATATTGTATGATTTAAAGTTTTTTAACAACTCATCAAGTATATTTACCTCATTTTTATTAAGTTGATCTCCCCAGTCTGCTCTTAGTTGTTTTGTTCCAGGATAGAACTTTTCTTTTTTCTCTGGTAGCATTTCACTTCCAATAAGAGTTGCATCTTTATACCATGTTGTTGTTATTAATTCTATATTGTTTGAATAGCAATATTGCTCTAAGTAAAAATAGCATCTATATATTAATGTATTTAAACTATCAATGCAACCATCTTGAGCATACTTAGAGTCTCTCCAAGGGTCTGGAAGCATTAAAAATATTGTCTTTGGATTTCCATATTCACTACAGTACCTAAAAATTTGATCAATGCATTCTGTAACGCTCATTCCAGATGCTGCCACATTATAATATCCACCTATATTATTATCTTTAAATATTTTTGAATATAGTTTTTTTGGCCAAGATTCATCATGATCTAATGATTCACCAGCAGTAATTGAACAACCAGCAAAAAGTATTTTATTTTTATTTAATTCATCTTTAAAGTTATCAGAATTGTTAACAAATTCACGCAGTCCTGGAGAAAGAGCAATCCGTAAGTACCTATCTCTACCAGTTTTAGATATTCCATAAGGGTGGTCATCGTTAAACATTGATGTGCCAACTTGCGCTTTAGTCTCTATATTGTTTGTCAATATACATACTTCTTTCTCTTAAGTCTTTTCTTGTTTCTTTTTTTCCATAAATAGAATTTAATCTTTGATATCATTATATCATACCTAATTCTTTTGATATTTCATAAATATTTTTTGCAAAAGACATTTGGCCAACAAGTCCGTAGTGTTGTTCATCTGCTGCATCAAAAAGAAACTCTCGACCTGTGTGGGGCTCAACTTCTAATTCATAGTCCAGACGATGCAAGAACTGTGGATTTCCATCAGAGTCATATATTGGTATGAAGTTTTTTAATTTTAATTTAGAGACTAGATAAGATGTTGGTGCATCCCAACTTGTCATAAATAAAGATATATTGTTTATAGTACAATAATATGATAACCTTTGAATAGATCTGACATACTCTAAAAGAAAGTCGTGTAGATCTGTCTGATTTGCAGAATGTTTTTCTTTATTGTCTGAGAAAATAGTTCTAAATGATTTAGATTGGCTATCCCAAGACTTCATTCGTCCATAGTCTGGCAATAAAACATATACAGTGTTTGGATTTCCAAAGGTATTGCAGTAGGTAATTATGTTATCTACTATATGGTCTGCTCCTTGACCAGGATATCCTAAAGAATTAAAGGGTCCAATGTTTGAGTATATGCTCTCTAATTTTTTATACAGATGGTTATCCCAGGTGTATCCTTCTGGGAGTGCCTCTCCAAATGTTGCAGAGCATCCAGCAAATAAAATATTTGTTTTATTTTTATCAAGGGGATTAAACTCTTCACACCTGTGGCCGTGGCTATTTAGTTTATAATATATTTTGTGCCCTTTGTAAACAGACATACAAGAATACTCTTCTAGGTCTGAAGGATCTACTCTTGCTCCTAAATATATTATTGTGTTTCCTTCTACTTTTTCATAAGAAGGGTCTATCTCTGCAGCATTTATATAATTATCAAAAAAATTATTTGATATATTTTTTATAGATGACCTATCTTTTATTAAAAAGCCAATTTCTTCTATCATATTACAATTATACCATTTGCTGGGGTGGCAGGCATCGATCCTGCGACATCCGAATTAACAGTTCGGCACTCTACCATCTGAGTTACACCCCAATATTATATTTTTTTATAACCAGTTGGACACTTAGGCTTTAGCGCAGTAATCTTCTTAATAGTCTTTCCCTTAATGCAAACAATAGCAGTTTTTTTTGCTATAACTAATAATGGTGTTTCTGATTTTTCTATAACTATATTTATTTTTTGCTGTTCAATGATTATAGGATTTTTATGTTCAACTTCTTTTTTATTTTTTTCAATATTATCAAGAAATTTATTTGCCTCATCAATTAAATACTGAAAAGCCCAGGCGGAATAGTATTGTCCTCCAGCATTTTCCATCCAAAACTTATTGTTCCACATAGGATCATCTTTTGAAAGGTTTGCGCTTGGTCCCATAGCGCCTGAGAGTGCGCCAACATATACCCACTCACCATTAATATTTGTCCAAATAGGACTTCCAGAGTCTCCTCCACCATGATAAACATTGTCAGGTAGGTTTGTTTGTACAATCATGCCTAACTTATAGTAGGGCTTAGTTTGCAGAATTCCTTTTTCTTCCGCTCCCTGCCAAAGAAACTGACTTCTTGCATAGGTTTTAGTCTTCATAGGTGATGGATCAACATATCCACCGTAGTTTGAATATCCATATCCTAATGATAAAAGTTCTGCTCCTCTATTAATTAGATCAACAGTCTCTTCCATTGTTGAAATTCTAAATGTTTGAGAACTTAATGGTTCTTCTAGCACCAAAACTGCAAAATCATAAAGTGGTCCATGGCTATTTGGTCCAGTTTTATCATAAAAAGAATCCTCATAGTAATCTGGTCTATACTGTGCAACAACTTTTGCAGTTTTTGTTCCATTTAAATATATTCTTGTTCCTGGAAGTGCAACCCACAGTGGATTTTTTTCTGATAGGGGGCCATTTGGCATTCGATTTATGCAGTGACCAGCGGTTAAAACAATTCTTGGAGCAATTAGGGCTCCAGAGCAACCTTGTCTCTGACTCTCGTTTGAAGGTATAATAGCAACAACTTTTGGATCACTATCTGCCTTTTCTCCACCCATAATTGCATTTGCAGGTGGTGTGACAAAAGTAAAAATTAGCAGCAAAGTTATAAATTTTTTCATTTTATTCTTTTATCCTTACTACTAGTTGACATGGGTCGCCTCCTGCTTCCCATTCTTGTTGCTCTTCTTCACTCATATATGGATCTCCATCATGAGTATTACAAAACGGTTCTGTTATCCATCCCCGCTCAATTCCATTTTCAAGCCAGATTTGAAACTCTAGGCTATCTTCTTCTGTTATCATAATATAAGTGTACCCTGTGTGTGGTCATCTGTCAACTTCTTAAGTGAAGATAAAAACAAATTAAATACCAAATCGTGATGAATTATTCCTGGATGGTGCCCATCTCTTCCAGAAACAAGAAAGTCACTATCCTGACTATCTATACTATCATAATCAAATAGTTTTGCATATTGCTCTAAAGATTTATTTTCGTCAATAAATGTTATTGGAAATATTGATTTTACTCTATTAATAGTAACAGAATCCCAGGAATATGAAAGTAATTTTATGTTATGAGAAGCACAATAAATTTCTAAGAATCTATATAATAACTGAAACTTAAACATTAAATAAAAATCTTTGTCATCTTCTATAGAGTTAGTTTCGTAGTCTAAATGTATTTTATTTATAAACTGATCAGTTTCTGGCAAGTAAACAACTTCACGAGAAAAATCTGCGTGTGCAATAAATATGTAGTCTGGGTTGCCAAACTTATTACAATATTTTAATATATTTGAAACTATTCTTTCTATTCCTGCTCCAGGAATTCCTATTGATTGAAAAGGGCCTTTATTTTTAAACGGCAAAGAGTTGTAAAGTTTTTTGGTCCAAACATATTTTTCTGGTAAGGAATGACCAAATGTGCTTGAGCATCCTGCAAACAAAACATTTGTTTTATCTTTATCAATTTTAACAAAGTCATCACACCTATGTGCAAAATTATTTAATTTATATTCTACCCTTGGATCTATTTCTAATTTTTGATCGTGCTCTTCTGCGTATGTTAGGTGGTAAGTTGTATTTTTTTCAAAGTATGTTGTTGAAGGCTCAAGTTCATAAGATATTTCTGGGTGAAGGTAAAATTTAGAATCTTCTGGAGCAGCATCATAAAAACTTATTTTCAACTATAAACTCACAATATCAACTGGACCCATGCAGGATGGATTAAATTTAATAGCAGCATTTACTGCTTGCATTACTCTGTTCCTTGCATTTTTCTGCTTATCTGTTGCGTACAGAACCCCATAAGCATACTCTGATCCAGACCCCATAGCCAGATATGGAAGCATGTACTTAGATAAAGACATATCTCCAGAACTGTGTTCATAGATTTGTCCACGGACACAGATAATTAATCCAAGGTCTCCTTCTTTAGATGTGTCAACCCAGAACTCATTGTAAAATTCACGAAGTTCTTTAATAAACTTTGTATGCATAAATCTATCTGTATCTTTGAGAGTGGGAGCAGTTGGTTTAAAATTGTGACGAATTCTTTCTCCGTCCATTGATCCTGCATAGCCAATTAAATAGGGACCAGTCTTCCAAACTTTTGGTGCTTCAAGTGCTAGAATGGTTCCATCATCTGATGCACCACGATCTCCAGCCATATAAATTTTGTCTTCATGTTTTAAAACAGCAATAACGGTCATGCGAAAGCCCCTCCAGATAGGTATAATTAAGTATACCATTGCCTAGAGGGGCTGTCAACTAGGGGTAATAATGACTAATTAGCCTTTTTATCTACCGTTTTAAAGGCATCATTTATTTCTGATAATGATAGCCTTCCATCGTCTAAAAAAGCCCTTGCCAGTCTTTCAATAACTGTGGCTACGCCTAAGAGTCCTGCAAGCATAACTGCCTGTGCAGTTTCAATTCCTACTACGGCTCCTGCTCCCAAGACTGACAGTCCTGATGCTGCGAATACCGCAAGAATTCTCATTAGAATATTTGTTATTGCTTTCTGTGGATGCTCCTGCTTTGGGGGTTCTACTATTTTTTTAGTTGCCATTTTATTTCTCCTTTCTTAGCGGGATAGTAATTAGCCACACTATTGTTACTGCCATTACAGCAATACCAACAATGTCTCTTGCTGATCCCGTCAAAGTTAGCCATGCGATAAAGAAGCCCAGGAGGGTGAATGCTTGTGCAATTAATTCCATACCTGCGTCTTTAAACCATTTAGTT